TCCTTGATATTGGTAGTCATACTGTGTGTCAACAGCTAAATTGTCTACCATAGCAAACTGCTTAGCTAGTTCTAATTCTTGTGAAAATCTAGCTAGCTCTTCATTGCCTAGTGACCTGTTCTGTGCGTCACGGTCATCACGCAGAGCCGCGCCAACTACATAGTACTTAATTGCGGTATCAAAGGCTTCTAGCACCTCAAGGTCTTGTGTTTCAGACACTTTAGGTGGCCTACGAACAAAGTAAATCTGCAAGTACTTGCCAGAATTCAGCACTGTAGCTAATCCTGCTGTGTTTTGTAATGGCTTAAGCAGATCGCCATCGATGTAAGCTGAAATAGCTAATGACTCGCCAGCTGGAGTAAAGCGCATGACTCCAAACGGAGGTGGTGCTGTGACTGCTACTAAGCCGTAAAGATTTGTATTGGCACTGGATGCATCTGGAGTTGGGTAGACACGAAAGAATCGTGGATCTTGCTTGTCATAAACTATATATTGTGGGTCTTCCGCTAGATGGTCTTCCCAATCAAGAGCTAGTAAGTCCATTTCTTCGTGTGACTTAAGAGCTAGTGCCTTTGCGTTGTACGTGATGCGAGAAACAAGATAACTATCTGAAGGCGCGCGGTAACTAGCTACACCAGTAGTCAACGGCAAATAAATAGTCGTGGTCAAACTGCGAGCGTGACGAACAATAGCTACCTGTGCCTCATCGATGAGCCTATCTAGTCGCGGGTCAGGGTACCGCTCTTTGCGAGGGTCCGCTAGCGCGTCACGAGCGCGGTCGATAATGTCTTGTCTACGACTCATTTTAAGCTCCTAAACTTTTATAGTACACTAGCTAATGCACTATAAAAGTGCCCGCCGCAGCGAGCAAGCACAGAGTTCACTTAGTTAGTGTACTCGCCTGTGGTCTTATCGAGCTCAATGTACTCGACGACAAAGACACCAACCAAAGAGCCAGTTGCTGGAGCAACACCAGCCTTCAGCACGACATCACCGCCGGTAGGCAGATACAGTGCGACAGTACCGTTGGTAGAGCCAGCGGCAGTGACGGCCAGAGCTGCACCGTAGTTAGCGCCGTTGATAACCGGTTGAATAGTCGCTGATGCAGTGCCAGACGCGGTAGTCACCACACTAGTAATGCCACGAATCACTGAGTTTGCAGGCAGGGTTGCGTAAAGGCTACCGTCTACAAGAATTTCGCTTTCTTTGTAGGTGATAACCATGTAAGAAGCGCCACGCTTTTGATTGTGGCGGGCTTCGCGTTTGCGGTCAGTTACGGCCATGATTTTTTACCTTAGAGTTTGACATCAAAGACAATAGAACCGAAGTCCAAGTCAGCAACTTTTGCTGCCTTATAGTCTTCGTTTTCCGCCTTCAGCTTAGTGCGCTGAGCGTTCATCCAGAATTCAACAGCTGATTCAGAGCTAATGCCGAAGTCAGGTGACTTCTGGAACATGTAGTCTGGCATCTTGCCGAACGCCATTTGAATAGCTCCTTGGCCCATAACTAAGTTACGGCTGAAGGTCTGATTGGCAAAGCCAGTCTCGCCTGCCCACTTGCTGTTGACACCGTCGTATGCACGCAAGCCGGCAATTTCAACTTCAGTGCCTTCAAAAGCCTTGCTAGCAGAAGAACCAAAGAACGATTCAGCTTCAACAAACACCAGTTGACCGATGGCACCCAACACGCCGCGAATAGCGTTGTTGTTAGGACCACGAATGTCTGCATTCTGCATGAGCGACATGATATTGCCTGCACCAACGTTGCCTTTGATGTTGGCAGCAGTAGCAGGGTCAATGACCATCAGCCAGATGGAACGGCCGTCAGCCATACGGTATGGTGCCAGCGGTGAACGAGCTGTTGCGGCAGTTACAGAACCAAAGGTACCGTCTTGAAGCCAGTACCGGTGCGCAGCGCTTTTTCGAGTTGGACAAAGTTGTCATAAGTCAAGCGGTTGACAGACGCATCAACCTGATAGCTATGTGTGGGATTCACACCGTCTTTGAAGCCTTGTGCTACGTCGAACAGTGCTTGGTCCTTCCAGCGGACAAACAGGTCACCCAGTTTGCTGCGTGAATCAGCGTGCTCAGANGTGCTCAAGTTGTCGATGTCGACAGCATCAAACTTGTCACCATTGTCGACTACCAAACGGTAGCGATCGACAGTGATGGACGAACTGAATTTCTTCTTCTGCTCGCCTTTGCCAGTAGCCGTATCCTTGTTCTTCAGTGCTTTGCCTGAAAGGTTGCCATCCATGTCGAACACGACAGTGTGGCCTTCAGAAGCGCTGATGTTGTTTTCTTGGTAGACAATGGAATCTTTGGTAGTTCCAGTGTACGGCGTCCAGAAAGACTTGGATGCAGCTTGCACCAGGCCTTCTTTCATCCACCCTTTGCGTTTCAGGTCTGAGCTGATAGGTACAACGTTAGTTGCCATTTTTGATTTCCTCGATTAAAAGATGGTCTTGCCATAGCTAGCGATGAGGTCACCTTCAACTGCTCGTGCTGAAGGCGTAGCTCCACCGCCTGCATTGTTTAAGTTAGGCTGTTGCTCTACTGAAGGACTGCCTACTACCTTGCCCGCAGACAAGTACTGGTTGGCTTCCTCCAAGAATTCCTCGAATGTCGCTTTGCCAGTTTCAAGCTTGCGAGTGATTCGAGGAGGGATGTCATTAGCTAACACATCGTCGTTCAAAACATACTTTGGATTGGCGGCGTTGTAATCAGTCAACAACTGAGCGCGACGTGCTAACTCAGCTTGCTGGGAAGCAATACCATCGATTTTCGAGAAGTCTTCCTCAATTTTCTGCTTTGCAGCATGTTCAAGTCGACTGATTTCAGTTCGCCACGCGTCAGGGTCACTGAACTTCAATTCAGTGAGGCGGTTGGCGTCTGTCACAGACATATCCATTTTCACATGCTGTTGCACTAATTGGCGGAGCTCTGTAGCTTCGATTTCTTTAGCTTTCAACTGTTGAGTTGTGCGACCGAGTTTTGACTCGGTATCACGGCGGCGTTTTTCAGTGCGTGCCGCAAAGAGCACTTCAGGAGGTGCTTCGACATCTGTAGGCAAATGCCACAGTTCGTCTGCTCCAAGAGTCAGCTGTTTTGTCAAAGAGTTGACTTGCTCCTCAAATGAGAGCAATGACTCACTTGGAGCTTCGTTTTGAGTGCTCATAGTTTTTCCTATACTAAAGTGACTTTGCGACTTCGCAGGCTCATTATATGACATAAAATTTTAGATGTACACATATTTTTATTCATTATATAATGTATTACACTTGTAGTGGAGATAACTAATGAGCAGAGTGAGAAGTTTTAGCGTCTCGCCTTTTGATGCTAAGTCACAACGGCTCTTAGCTAATATCGACGAGCACAAAAAAAGAAAGCATCTGGACTTTAGNGCAATAGTGCTAGAGGCTTTACAATTATACGCGAATAAGTACATTGAGGTACAACAATGTCCGATAGAGAAGAAGTAAGAACTAGATTCCTTGCCCTCGTCTCGCAAGACCCTGCGCTCCGTTTGCATGACTTAGTAGGTCAGTTTCCAGCTAGCTATGCTGAAATGTTTAATTGGCGGAAAGCTTATTTCGAAAGCCTAGCTATGAATGATATAGCTAGTGTTATTGACCCTACCGAACTAGCTAAAGCACAAGCGGAACGTGTGAACGAGCTGGCTCTTGACGCGCTTAAACTGCCTTCCATTGCGACCATCAATGGTGAATTGCGGCAGCTAGCTAAGATTACAGTGCAAGAGGCTTTAGAGGAGTCTCTTCAGGTAGCGGCGCTAACGCTGACAACGCGGATAACTAAGTACTGCACTAACCCAGAGCTGGACTCGCGCGATTTTGCTACGCTTGCCACTGCACTCACAGCTGTCAACAACTCATTCTTTGCTAAACCTCAGGCTACTGTAGGTATTGTGAATAATGTGGGCGGCACGTACAAAGAGTTTGTCAACCCATGAAGTCGTTGCTAGCAGAGCGTGTAGCTAATATCTTTGACACGTTAGTGTCTCCTGACCTGTTCTTGTACCCTCCACGTTCGCAGGAGGAGTTTGAGACACACTATCTAGCATCAAAGCTGTGGCGGCTGAACAACTTATACTCAATCGTCAATAAAGACGGTGAGCAAATACCATTTGTAATGAACTATGCGCAGCTGAAGGTCTATCGTGCGCTGTTGAGTCATGCCCGTCTGGTAATCCTCAAGTCACGCCAGCAGGGTATATCTACTCTTTTCCTTGTATCATTCCTAGATGACGCCATTTTTCTACCTAACCTGTCTATCGGCATGATGGCACAAGGTGAAAGTGAAGCGTCTACGCTGCTGAGGCGTGTAAAACTAGCGTGGACCAAACTGTCACCCACAATTAAGGGCATGCTTAATATCGCATTAGCTAAAGATAACACAAAAGAGCTCGGATTAACTAATGATTCTACTGTGTTCATCCGAACGTCGTTCCGCTCGACTACTCTGCAGCGATTGCATATCTCAGAGCTAGGAAAGATAGCTAATGAAAACCCTAAGCGCGCTGAAGAGACCTTCACGGGTACACTTCAGGCTATTAAACCCGGTAATCCTGTAGCTATCGAATCAACGGCTGAAGGCGATAACAAATTCAAAGTGCTCTGGGACGAAGCAGTCGCTCAAGACCAGCTGGGCCCCTCGCGCCTAACGACTTCAAGCCAGTATTCCTCCCGTGGCTCGACGACCCTGACTGTGTATCGGACAGAGACCAGCAGATAAGTATGGAGCACGCGGCTTACTTCAGTCAGCTAGAAGCTACACTAGGGTTTAGAATAGCTAAAGAACAAAAGAACTTCTGGATTATCAAATACCGTGAACTCGGTGAGGCTATAAAGCAAGAATACCCAGCTACGCCTGAAGAGGCCTTTAGTAAAGTGATGGACGGTACCTATTACCTACGTCTTTACAATGAATATCTAGTTGGTCATAACCGTGTACGCTCAGGTTTATATGACCGGATGCTCCCTGTGCATATTGTCATGGACCTTGGTATAGACAAAGGCGACCAGTTTGTACTGCTGTTCTTTCAAACCTTTAATGGCGAAGCGCGCGTGTTGCATGAGTACTATAACACTGGCGAAGGCTTAGCGTTTTACGTCGACTACATAAATGAGACCATTAAAGCAAATAACTGGAGCATTGGTACCACAGTATGCCCGCATGACATTGCTGTAACTGAGCTAGGTACTGGCAAGACACGTAAACACAGGTTGATAGAGCTAGGTGTTAATGACATTTATGTAGTACCTAGATACGGTCTGCTTGATGGCATTGAAGGCGTGCGTAAGCTCTTTCCTAAACTGTATATCGCACCTGAGTGTACTTACTTGCTTAAGTGTCTTCGTAACTATAGTAAAGAATATGATGAAGAGCATGAAGTGTTTAAGGCTAACCTCTGCATGACAAGTATAGCCATGGTGCAGACGCTTTACGCTATCTAGCTATGAGTAGACTTGTGGACCTAGCTAATTCTGATGTAGACTACGGCAACGTTGTGGACGGGCTAGCCGTATAGCTAATATATAATGCAGGCATAGTATAGCCTTAAAAAAA